AGCCTCTTCTAGTTGATATTTTTTCCCTGCAGAAGCGTAAATAAATCATTCACAATATCTGAAGGAATAGTAACTACTCGTTTTCTTTTACCTTTTGTTTCTTTTACGATAATCCCATCTCCAGTTAAATTAACTAAAGCTTGTTCTATTAATAAGGTATTGTTTTCTACGTTTAATTTTTTTCTTCAATGGTAACTAGTTCACCTTGTCGAGCAGCACTTACCACAGCCAGTTCAACTAACAATCGTTTTTTTGCAATCTCTCTATTATTTAACTGTTCAAACAATAATTTAACTTGTTCCTCGCTGTAGGCTTCACCTTCTTCATATTTGAGTTTTGGTAGTTTTATATTTTTACAAGGACTCTCTTCGATTAAAAACCACTCAACAGTTACATTTATAATGCTAGCGAATCACACTTGTAAATATTATGGATAGTGGGAGGGGCTAACTCGCTTTCTTTGCCGTCTAATCTCCGTTTTTTCTTCTGTAAATCAACTACAAAAAACACTACATCTACTTTAATTTGATATCACCAAAAATAGTAAGAATGCGTTTCTCTAAATACGTACAGTTATCATGAAATGATCGTGCACTATAATGTTGTTTAGCATAATTATCTTTCCATCGTGGAAAAAGGCGATTTAATGTAATAGATTCAATATCACTAAAATAAAAATCCTTATTTTGCTTCATTTTTTTTTCAAACAGTATTAATAGCAGCATCGCTTCATTTTCGTTTTTGGCTTCTACATTTCTGGTTCTTCTAATACGGCGATATAACCTAAATCTGCGATAAGTATGAATTTATTCTTACTTATTTTTCGTACATATCCCATTGCTAACAGCTCCTTTCAAGAAGAGTACAATTGCTAAAAAAATGATTATTAAAATAATGATTAAGCCTTTTTTGCGCGAAATCGTATTCAACATTAAATAGTAGACAAATTTTATTAATAGCCTTTTCTTCATTTATAGGAAGCTTGATTTTATTTAGCATGAATGTTGGTACACATGCTTGTAGAGCAAAATTATTTGCTTTCCATTCCTGATACTCTCTAAACAAAGGGTGTGTTTTTGTTTGGTTCCCAGAATGTGAGATCACATGGCCCAACTCATGGCAAAATTCTTGCCATTGTTCCCGCTTGGATAAACGTGAGTCTATGTAAATGATGTTGTCATAGCTTACTGAATCGAAAGGTAAGTAAATGACCTTAAAACCAAGTTTAGGACCTATTATTCTTGGATCTAATTGTTTTGGACTGGTCACATTAATGCTAGTGAATAAATCTTTTATGTAATCTTCTAAATGAGTATAAACGAAAGTCATAACATCCCTCTTTTGCAAACATATGTTCTATTTATGTTAACAAAAAAATCCACCAATGAAAAGGTGAATTTTTTAAATGTATGGAAATTGTACTTAAAAATGTAAAATTACTTTTTGTTCTCTTGTTGCTTTTTCCATACTTCGTAATAAACCTCGAATTGTTCTAAAGCATCAAGAATATTTTCCGGTTGGTTTTTGAAAAATAAATTCTCTCTGGTTAAAAAGAAATCAATAACTTCTTTTTGGTATGCACTTAGATTGTAATATGCTTCATCTGTAATGCCAGCTTGTGTATGTAAAGCATTCTTATTTTCAGTTCTACCAAGAAGATAATCTACAGATAAATCATAAAAGTCAGCTAATTTACTTAAAGTTTCAAAGTCAGGTTGTGTGGAAGATGTTTCGTAACGAGCATATGTTGATCTATTGATTGTAAGGAGGTCAGTTAATTCTTTTTGAGATAAACCTTTTTCAGTGCGCAATCTTTTTAATATCTCGCCATATTTCATACAGTACGCTCCTTTCTATTCTTTATATTATAGGTGAATTTTTTGCACAATAAATATTTTGTGAAAAAAATACACAAAAAATAAGTTGACTGTGCAAAAAATGCACTTTATAATTTGTGTAATAAATGCACAAAGGAGGTAATGACATGTTTCATGAAATTATAAAGGGACAACGAAAAGACTTAAATTTATCCCACGAACAAGTTTCTTATATGGTGGGTATTGACCGCTCATATTACACCAAAATAGAGAATGGTCTAAAACCAAGTGTGAAAGTTGCACAAGCCATTGGAAATGTATTAGGTATAGATTGGACCATTTTTTTTGCTGAGAAAAGTGCGGAAAATGCACATATAAAACACAGTAATACAAAGTGGGTTATTATGAAGCAATTACAAAAATTTAATTGAACAGGTAAATATACATTATGTTGTAGTGAAAATGGAAGGTGAAGCAAATCTATTTGACGTTGAGCAATTCGTAAAGTGAAAAGGTAAAGATTATGTTAGTAGGGGACTTACTAAAGTGTATCTTCCATGTAATTTACCAGATGTGGTAAAAGGTAATTTTTTCTGAAAGCTTGGTGCTTTTAAAGTTATTGCTGAACAGTCCAAAATTGGTTAGTAATTGGGGTTATTCCAGCTATTAGTGAACTGGTTGAAAGACTTGAAAAATTTGAATATCAACAAAAGAAATATAAATGAAAACTAGAAAACATTTCTAAAATTGTTTAACTCAATTCAATCGAATAGAAGGACATGGTTAACGTTATTGTAAACAAAGTTACCTTAGATATAGTAGGGGGTGAACAGTACTTTTGTAGCCATTTAGGACAATGTAAGATACACGTTCTTTGTAACAGTATCTTAAGGAGAATATTAAGAAAGCAGAAGGAGTGATAGCGTGAAAGCTTTAATAAAAGAGAAATTCCAATGGTACTCTCTGTCTGACTAACCTTCTACCTTGATTTTTGGTAGCTTCATAGTATGTGAAGATGTTTATTTCGAAGTTTTTAATGCATGCAATTTTATGGATTATTTGGCTGCTGGATATAGGATATATCAACATACACCATGAGTATTCAGAAATTATTATTTATGTGGAAAAACATTATCATTTTACTTACACAATAAATTCCACTCGTATGCAATAGAAAGGATTAAAAATTTAAAAATTATGATTTAAGGAGATGTGAAGACAAATGGCTAAATACAGACATGTACACACAACATTTTGGGATGATGGCTTTGTATTAGATCTTACGCCAGAGGAGAAATACTTCTATCTGTATTTGATGACAAACAGTAATACAACACAATGTGGCATTTACGAGTTACCTTACAGAGTAATAGAAATGCATACAGGGTACAACCGTGAGACAGTACAAAAGCTATTACAAAGGTTCTTTGAATACGGAAAAATAAATTACAACGAATTAACGAAAGAAATCATGTTAACTAACTGGGCAAAATACAATTTTATAAATTCACCTAAAGTAAAGAAATGTATCGAAAAGGAGCTGCTTGCTGTAAAACATATCCCATTTGTTAAGAGCTATGTTACCTCATTAGAACTGTTCGGATATAGTATCGATAACGTATCAATACTGTTAAATGGATTGAATGAGCAGGAAGAACCCCAGCCTATTAATGATATAGGCTCGATACCATATCAATACTATATCGATACACCTTCTAAAGAGTTTGGGGAAAAAGAAAAACGAAAAGAAAAAGAAAAAGAAAAACAAAAAGAAAAAGAAAAACAAAAACAAATAGCAGAAGGTGAAATAATCAGTCATTTGTCAGTTACTGAGGAACAATTAAAATTTCTAATACAATTCTATGATAAAAACATACAAAGAGCTTCTGGTTATATTTGTGAACGTATAGAAGACATGGTACGAAAAAATAATCCAGCGCTTGTTTATGAAGCCATGAAAATTACCGCACTACAACAACCACACAAAGCAATGCAGTATACAGAACGAATTTTAGCAAACTGGAGAAAGGACTTTATAACGAATGTTGAGCAACTAAAGGCCAAGAATGAAAGAGAGAAACAATCTAGCCAATATTCTTATCAAAAACCTAAAAGTCGAAAAGAGATAGTGCCAGAGTGGTTTACCAATCGTAATAATAAAGAAGATTTACCAGCTTCATCTGTTGAATCTAATAACAACACGCTAGATTTTGAAGTGGAGAGACTAAAGATATTAGAAATTCTTGGTAAATAGGAGTGTATGTGCTATAGCTGAAAGCATGATTGGAGTAGGTAAAGATATTAATTGGACGAATAGAATATGAAAATCAAAAGCGCGGTAATTTAATCAGTGGAGGATAAAACTATGTTAAAAGAAAAAACACAACTAAATCGGTACCAACTAGACCAGGCAATTAAGAAATACCATGACAACATGTGTAAGTACATGAGAATGAAGGAAGAATTGGAGTCATTAACAACTGCTGCTTCTACAGTTAAGTATGGTTTTGAGGCAACAATGCCTAAGGCTATTGGAAATAAAAGTGACCCAGTTTATGCTCATGTACAGATGAAAGCTTTACGAGAGGGGCGTATTAACAAGATCCAAAATGAACTGCTATTGGTTCAAAATTTAGCTGATAAAGTAACTGGAGACCTTGAACAGGAAGTACTTTTCTGGTTACTAGAGGGTATGTCATTCCGTTGGATTGGTGCCAAGCTTAATATAAGTCATACTAGTGTTCAGCGAGTGAGGGAAAGAGTTTTAGATATGATGTTGAAGTAACCAAAAAGTAACTTCTTTTCAGAAATCATTAGCTATAATTTAACGGAAATAAGGAACTTTTTTTGTATATTTTCCCCTAAACTAATGCGACTTAATAATATTTGACCTTTAAATTTAATTTTACCTGTCAAATGTTCCAAGTGTGACAGATGTTCCAAACGTTCCAAATATATCATTTTTAGTAATTGTTAGTGTAAACTCGGAAGTAGGACGACGTGATAAGGATTTCCTCCTTGGAATCTTTAAAAACCATAAATTGTTTGGAAAGACTTACCGTCGATCGTCCATTGCCCTATAAGTTTGTTAGTGGCATGACTAGGCCGGCTAGATTTTTCAAGGGATGAGGTATCTTAATTAATCTAAAAGGCTAAAACAAAAAGGAGTGGTTTTAATTGGGGGATTTGTAAAAAAGACAATGGAGAGGGGACCTGTCTTAACATGGACAATTCCTAAAACGTCTGAAAGTGAGTCATTCATGTGTATTTTGATGCAGTAATGCCACATTCGATTGTAAACGAATGAACATGTTGAAGGAGGTTCTCAATGGAAATTAATGATATCCAGAACGGTATATCCGTTAAGCTCCAGGAAGCTTTCGGAGCAGATTATAAAAAATATATTGATGAATTACCGCAGGGGTTTAATACACCTGCTTTTTTAATTCAATTTTTGAGCTTAGAGCATATTCGGCAAATGGGTGGTCGATGGAAAGTAACAACACTTTTTAATGTGAAGTATTACCCTAAAAATGGCATATCCGAGGCTTCTAATATGACATTGAAAGTTCAAAAAGCAATAAAAGAAATAACACTGTTAAACGATTCTTTACTGTGTGGTTCTGGAGCAACTAGCGAAGTAATTGAAGGAATTGGTAATAATTATATTCGTTTCAGTTTCTTCTTACAAGAAGTAGAAGAGAAAGTTTTTATGGGGTCATTAGATCATTATATTAACAAAGAAGAGGTGGTATCAGTTGGCGAAAATAATTCATAAGGTGGTTGAGCCGATGGATAGCAAAGATGTCAAAAAGGTAATTATGTCTAAACTACCTAAATTCACAAAAGAACAACTTGCAAAAAGTCAAAAATATATTTATCGCCGTGATGCACTCAATGCATTACTAGAAGCAGAAAAAACATATTCATTCGCTCAAGTGGATGAAATACTGAAAAAATTCGATAGGGGAGGTAATTAATATGGCGTTAGGTGGAGGGATATTTTTAACACAAAATAAAGTATTACCAGGGACATATCATAATTTTATTAGCTCTACTCGTGCATTTGTAAATCTAAGTGATCGCGGTTACGTTGGTTTGCCAATTGCACTTGATTGGGGCGTAGATGGCGAAGTATTTGCTGTAACACAAGAGGATTTGCAAAAGGATTCTCGCAAAATCTTTGGTTATGAATATACGGATTCAAAATTGAAAGGTATCCGTGATGTATTTAAAAATGCCATCACTGTTTATTTGTACAAACTTGCTGTGGATGCAGAGGCAGCTACTAATAATTTTGCCACAGCTAAGTACAAAGGTGCACGAGGTAATGATATCACGATTATTATTCAGGCTAATGTTGATGAGCCGTCGAAATTCGATGTTAAAACATTACTAGCTAATGTTTTAGTAGATGAACAAATTGCGGTTTCTACTGCTGCAGACTTAATCGCAAATGATTTTGTCGTATTTAAAACGAATGCGACATTAGCTGTTACAGCAGGGACACCATTAGCAGGAGGCTCCAATGGCTTGGCCATTACAGGTGGAGTACATCAAGAAGCACTTGATGCTTTAGAAGCATACGGTTTTAATACTCTCGGCTGTTTATCATCCGAAAGCTCAATTAAATCGCTGTATGTTGAGTATACAAAGCGTATTCGTGACCAAGTCGGTGGTAAGTTCCAACTTGTAGGTCATAAACTTGGCAGCACTGACCATGAAGGTATTATTGACGTACAAAACGATGCTAATGGTACTGATGAAGAAGTGTTCGGTGCCGTATATTGGGCAACTGGCGCACAAGCTGGAGTTCTTATAAATAGGTCAAATACTAATAAAAAATACAGTGGTGAATTTACACTTGATATGTCTGAAACCAAGACACAATCACAACTCTCAACTTTATTGAAATCTGGTAAATATGTATTCCATCGTGTAGGTGATGACATTTGCGTACTTGAAGATGTGAATACATTTACGTCATTCACAGTTGATAAAAACGAGGATTTCAGTATGAATCAAGTTATTCGTGTGCTTGATCAACTTGCCATCGATACTGCTCAATTGTTTAACACTCGCTATCTTGGACAGGTGCCAAATGATCAAGATGGCCGAATTTCTTTATGGAACGACATTGGTAGTCATCGCATGGAAATGCAACGTATTAGAGCAATCCAAAATTACAACAAAGACGAACTAACCATTACACAAGGTAATTCCAAGAAAGCTGTTATGGTAAATGAAATCGTGAATCCTACAGTTGCGATGTCACAACTTTACATCACAACAACAGTAGAATAGGGGGAAACAGAAGATGAAACCAAACAAAACATTAATTTCACTGAATCTACAATATTTTGCTGATGCTACCATGCACGCTCGCAATGCCATTCATGGTGCTCAAGGTCGAGCATACGTGACGATTGAAGGAAATAGATACTTATTCGCTCAATTAATTAACATAGAAGCCCGGATGGATAAAACTAAAACCCAAGTACCTATTATGGGGCGCGTATCCAAGGGTAACAAAGCTACTGGTGCAGAGTTTACAGGCAGTGCTACATTCCACTTTAATACTTCAATATTCCGTAAGTTATTAAAGCGTTACAAAGACACAGGGGAGGATATTTATTTTGATATCCAAGTGACGAATGAAGATGGCTCAGCGTCAGTAGGTCGTCAAACAACAATCCTGATTGACTGTAATATGGATGGAGGCATTATCGCTGCATTAGATGCAGATGCGGAGTACCTGGAGGATTCCATTGATTTCACTTTCGAGGATTGGGATATGCCAGAAGAATTTACAACTTTACAAGAAATGTTATAAGAAGAGAGCTCATTATGTGGTCTTTTTTAAATTTTAAATATAAATAATAAGGATATGGTGATTAAATATGTCAAACTTAACTGCATTTTTTGCGCACAATAAAAAGCAAAATGAAAACATTAAGCATGCTATTTCAAAGAAATTCGTGGATGAGCAAGGTAATCCAATTGAATGGGAGTTCGCACCAATTTCGCCAGAACGAGACGCTGAATTAAAATCAGAATCCACTAAGCGTTCTATGATTACGCAAGGAAAGCGTAAGGGACAGTATAATACTGATTTTGACCATTTTAAATACCAACGTTTATTAACTGTTGAATCTATTGTTTATCCTAATTTAAACGATAAAGAGCTGCAGGATTCTTATGGTGTAATGGGTGCAGATGCTTTACTTGGAAAGATGCTAACAATCGGTGAAATGGCAGATGCCTCGGCTGTGGCACAGGAAGTCAATGGGTACCAAGCTGAGCTAGAGGATATGGTCGAAGAAGTAAAAAACTAATAGACGACGGTGATGGTGATGCTAATATAATGCACTGGTGGGTGCAAAAGATGCGTCGTCTTCCGTCTGAATATATGTCTCTATCCTTGACAGACAAAGCCTGTATTATAGCATCTTTACAAGTCAAAATCGAAGAAGATAAGAAGCAAGAGCGCGAGGCAAAACGAGGGTCTAGAAGAAGAAGGAAGCGTTAGGAATTAGCTAATCTTTCTGTATTAATGTTTCTATATAAGAGGGAATATTGATGTAAAGGTGTTTGTTTATCTACTTATGTTATGTCTGTTTTTGCTGTGGTGTGTGGATATAATTCAATAATCAACTCATCCGACAAGGTAATTGGTGAAATAAAAGATGATGAGCAAATTGAAAGAAGAACAAACTAAAAATGGAAAATATAAAATTCAATAGATTGGTGAATTATTTAAATTAATGGATTTGGAAGTTACTTTGGAGTCTTGAGAATTTAACCATGCAGAATTATGTAGTTGAAGCAACAGAAAGCATACAACTTTACATTGAAAAGTGAAAAGATAAATTATTAAACAATAGCCATAAAAAAGCATCCTTCGAGTAGGGTGCTTTTTTTAATAAAGAGGTGAGAGTTCATGGCTACAATCCGTAAGGCAATTCAAATTGAAGATCGTTTAAGTAAACCAATTAAAGCCATGCATCATATGGTTTCTAGGATGGTCAATCAATTGGAAGTTATGCATGTTGCTTCAGGGCAAATGATGGATACCTCAAGTGTTCAACTAGCTCAAAGAGAATTAGCTAAAACTGCTGAGCAATTTAACATAGTTGAAAACGAAATTCGTAAGGCTGATAATTCTCTACAAAATTTTAGCAACAACATTAGGGATGGAACTATTGCAGTTGATGGGTTATTAAATAAAGTCAAGGAGTTAGTAGGTAAATATTTAGATTTTCAAGTAGTGGGGAGAGTACTCTTGTCCAACGAGACTAATACCACATCTAGGTTAATCAATAATGATTTACAAACTA